GACTCACCTTGCCACCACACGTCATCCTGGAACGCCCCGATGTCAGCGGCAACGGCCACATCCTCATCAGGCCGGGCCGTGATTTCCTCACGCATCCGCTCGGCCGCAGCATCCACCTGCGCATCCCACTCGGCCCGCGCCGCGCCCATCCCTTGGCCCTGCTCAACAAGGTAGGTGTAGAGGGTGTCAGACCCATACGTCTGCGGAAGGAGGTTGACGACGGCTTCTTCCATTTCGAGTTGATCGAGGCCCTGGCCGTTGTTCACGTCCGCGCCGTTGGCGTTCCGCCGGGTCCTGGAAAACAGCTTGGGCCCGTAAATTGAGGTCAATTCCTTGCGTTGCGCCGGGGTCAACAGCTTGGGGTTCACCCGGCCCCAGATGTGGGCCACAAGCGGGTTGTGCGTCTCGGGCGTAAACGCCTGCTTCTGCTCCTTCGCCCAGGCTTCAATTTCCTGGTCGGTCTTGAGCGTCGTCAGCGTTTCCCCGGACCGGGCGTTCACCTCACCGTGGAAGGCGTCGTCTTTCTGGTATCTGCGTTCAAAATCCGGCCACGCCAGATTGGGGTAATATTTCTCCCGGACCGCGTTTAAAATGTTCCCGAACTTCGTCCGCTCCACCCGGTAGCCGTAACGACCGTAGTACGCGGCCGCGTCCTGGCCGGTTTCCCTGGCCCACACATTGGCGTTGGCGTCGATGATGCGCGCAAATACATCGGCCTGCGCCTGGGAGTACCCCGCCCGGACAAAGTCCTGGGCGATCCGCTCCGCAAAGGGGCTCACGCGGTCGTCCGGAACGGCGTCCTGGAAAAGCGCCGTCAGGGACTGCCGATCCTCATCGGAAAGCTCGACAGGGCCCGCCTGCGCCTCCTGCCCCTCGCCCGGCGGCGCCTGTGCGGGCTTCGCGTTCTTGGCGGACTGTTCGGCCTCAAACTCGATGGGCGCGTAGGTCAAAAGTCCGGTCAACCCCGCCGTCCTGGCGTCGGCCGCCAGCCTGGCCAACGCCTTGGGCGCTGAGATGGCGATTTCCGCCCCGGAATCGATGGCCATAGCATAATCGTCGCGCTCGACGCCAAGACGCGCCAGAAGGGCATCCTCAGCCCCGGAATCCACCACGCCGTCGGCGCCCTGGAAAAGCGCCTGGATGGATGCGGCCGGGAGATATGCGCGCTCCGGAAGCTGGCCGCGCTCGACAAGGCCGGCCAGCATGTTTTCCATGATCGCCGGATGCTTTTTTGCCATGTCCGTTTGCCCGATCCGCTTGGCCACGGAAGCCAGGGCCTTGTCACCGACGTTCAGGGTCAGGGAAGCGCCGGCCGGGATGCCGGTAATCGGCAGGAACGAGAAGAAGGCGTTGACGCCGGTCTCCGCCAGCCTCAGCCCCATGTCCGTGGTGTCCTGGCCGGCGAACACCGTGCCCTGGAAGGAATTGGACAGCGACTTGGCGATTTCCTCGCCAGTGATCGACACGACTTCTTGCGCCAGCTCGACGCCGGTTTCCTTGGCCGTACCCTTGAGCACTTCCTTGCCCGCGTCGATGACAGAGGCCATCAGGCCGCTTTCAAGCATCCTGGTCGCGGCGGCCGTGATCCCCTTGCGCATGGAGGCGGAAACGATTGTGCGCACGCCAGGGGTCAGCCGAGCCAGGATGCCAATACCGGCCAATTCCAACGTGCCGTTAAGTATGCCAATAAATGCGGCCGCCCCTGTTTTTACGTAGGGGTCGAGCACCTTGCCGGTGCGGTCCTCCATAGCGTCAAGCTCGCGCAAGGCGTAGCCGGATTCCAGGTCATAGGCGGCTTTGAAGGCATACGCCGACGCCCCGGCCAAGGCCCCCAGGGCGGCCCCTGCGCCAGCGCCGACGCCCCCGGCCAGGGAACCGGCCGCAGCGCCCGCTGTCGCGCCTGTGAGCGCCCCCTGTGCGCCAGCGGCCACGGTGTCAATCAGCATCGGCGCGATGGACGCTGCCCCGGCCGTGGCCTTGTCCCAGGCCCAGGGGATGATCCTGCGCCATGAAAACGGATCGCTTTCGTCGTGCAGCGTCGGCAGTTTGCTCAGGGCCGCGTAAGCGAATCGCTCATCATCCGACGCCGCGCCCTGCTCGATCTTGGCCCGGAGGAACCCCATACGGGTTTGAAAACTGCCGTCGGCGTAGGCGCGCTTCATGCGGTCCCACGTACCTTCGGCCGGGGCTTGCGCATGAAGCTCCCTGATTTCTTTTTCCAGATCCGCGAATCGCCGGAAATCCTCGGACGCCGGGTTGACGAACAGGCCGCCCATCTCGACCTTTGGCGAGTCATCGCCGTCCATGCGCCGCAGGTTCTTCTGCACGATGAACTTGCGCACGGTGTCCTGGTCCAGCTTGGCCGACTCGGGAAGCCCGGCGTCCAGGAGGTCATTGACCTCGCGCAGCTTCTCGCCACCAGGGCCATAAACGGCCGCATACGCGTCCATGATGCCTTGCAGCGACGGCCCTGCCTCGGCCTCTTCCTCCATCTGGTTGCGCCGCACGAACGCGCCGGATTTGAGAATTGACCATTCCGGGGCGTCGTCGGCCGGATCGACCGTGGCGAAGTCCTCGGGCAGGCCCGGTGTGCCGCCAGCCGGATCGGCCGGCGTGCTCGGCGTCAACGGCGCAAAGTCGTCCGGGAGCCCGTCGCGGACAGTCGCGTCATCTCGGGGGATGATCATCAGCGAACCACCCTGTGCTTGAGGCCGTCTTTTTCGGTCCAGAACCATGCCCGGCCCTGGCCGCCCGTTTTCTTTTGGTAGGTCGTGTAGACCGCGCCGTCAGGGACATCCTTCGGCCTGGCCGGGGCGTCGGCCTGCATGGCCTGCGTGGCCGCAAAATCATTCGGCGTCGGCACACTTGCGCCCTGGGCCGCCCGGAGCGCCGTCACCGTGGCCTCAAAGGATCGGCGGCGCGGCTCATCGGGGATCATCTTTTCCCATTCGCGTTCGGAGAAATTGCTTCCCCGGTCGAGCAATGTCTTTTGCGCCAGCCGTTCCTTGACCTCGGCCGGGGACTTCCCGGACGGCCCCGACTTGTTGATTTGCCCCCACATCCAGGTGTCAACGGTGTCGGCGGTCAGTTCTCCGGCAAGAAGTTTTTTCGTCGCCTCGGACTTCACCCTCGCGCGGATGACGGGATCGATCCGCTTATCCTTCGCCAAAGCCGCAAGCTGATCATCGTTCGCCCCGATGATCTCCTTGCCGCGCTTCACATCGTCTTCGCGGCCGTCGGCCTGGGCCTTGGCAAAGGCGGACTCTTCGGACTGCCATTGTTTGGCCAGGGCCATTTGATCCCGGGGGCGGATCGACAGGTTGTTCTCGGCCACAAACTGCGCCAGATCGGCGGACGTAACCTTTCCCGCGTCGAACGCGGCCTGGGCTTTCTGCAAATCGTAATCATTCGTCGCCCCGGTGTTGCGGCGGTTGATCATGTGTTCGACGATCCCGACGTCCACGCCGGCCTGTTTCCCGAAGGCGACCAGGTCGTCATCCGTTGTGTTCGGGTCGTCGGCCATCTGGAACATGGCGAATCCAGCCTGGCGGCGTGCTTCGGCTCGGGCCTCGCGGGCCTCTGCCGCGCCGGCGCGGGCATCCGCTCGGGCCTCACGGGCGGCCGCGTCCTTTATCTGGTTCACGGCCGCGACGCTGCCCGGGTCCACGATGCCCGCGCCGCCGTAGCGATTCTTGATGCCCTCGGCCATGGCGAAATTCTTGGAACTCGCGGCCACGCGCATGGCCCCATCAATGACCCTGGTTTGCAGGGCCTGGATGTCGGCGCGGTTATCGCGGCCGGGATGCAACATGTTGAAAGACACGTCCACGTCGGCCAGGATGGCGTCCATTTGGTCGGGCGAGGTGACAAAACCGCTTTTGGCGATGGCGTCCTGTGCCAGTTTTTGCGTTTGCTCCTCGACGGTCTTTTGCCGCTCCGAAAACTGATGCCCAGCAGCGGACTTCAAGTCTCGTTCGTAATCCTGGAGCGCTGCCATGTGGAATTTCGCCGCATATTCGCCTTCTAGCCCCTCGGAATACTTGGCCGCCAACTCGCCCCGCTTGGCCTTTACGCGCTCCACAAACCCCTCGGCGTTCATGCCCTGTGATTTTTCGAGTTCCGGGTAATACCAATCCATGAACTCTTTGGTCATTTCCGTGGAACGCCGCACCAAATCCAAAGCCATTTTCTGCTTGTTTTGCTCCTCGGCCCACTCGGCGATTTTCCCGCCAGCCGAGGCCAGCGCCGCGCCTGCCGCCGCCAGACCATCCCCGCCGCCGGAGAATTGCCGCAACCCGGCCACGCCCCGACGCATTTGCTCCCCAGCGTGGAACCCCTCGGCACGCATATTCCCGAGGGCGGAATCCGCGACGTTGCCGGCCCTGGCAACCTGCCCCTCAACCTGCCGGAAGGGTTCGGCCCAGCCGCCGGCCCGAACCGGCTGACCCACCGAAAGAGCGGCACGATTTTCGTAGACGGGGATTTTCGGCATGACTCCCCCTAGTCCTTCTTCAGGTACTTCATGGCTGAAATCCCATATTGGGCGGCCCGGCCTACACCCGTCAAAAGGCTCGAATACCGCTCCGAGTCAGCGGCAGAGGCTTGGCTGTTCAGCTGTGTCGAGTTCAGAATGCCGCCGGCCAGGGCGCTAGACGCCTCGGTCATCCCGGAGGTCAAAATTTGCGCCGCGCTCCATGTTCCCCCGGCCTTTATCAGTTGTGATTCCGTGCTTCCCGACCAGCGAGACAGGTCAGCCATATATTCGGCCAGAATCGCCTGATCCAGATTTTCCTTGACCGCCCACTCGGTGTCATAGCGGATCGTGTCCTGGGCCTGACGATATTCCGCGCTTCCCGCGCCCATCATATCGCCAAAGCTCGAATCCTGGTCCAGCGACACGCCGGCCGCAGCAGTCTGCGCCCTGGCCGACCCCTGTGCGGACATAAATGTTCGGCGATCTTCCTGCCGGGTACGTTGACCGGAAATGCGCGCCGACTCGGCCGCGTCCTCGTATTGTCCAGCGGTATATTCGTACTGTCGCGCCTCGACTTCGCCACCAGTTTCGGCAAGCAGTGCCTGGGTGTCCGCGAACGCCGTGGTCACACCTGACTGGATTTGCGCCATCGCCTGCGCGAACATGGCATCCATCACGGATATTTGCGTGGACATGGTCGCCTGATCTCGATAGCTACTCCCGCCGCTTCCCGAACCAGCACCTATCAAGGACGACCCCGCCCCGATCAAAGAAGTCGCCGCGCCAATCGCCGCCTCAGCGCCCATGTCTACCTCCCTCGCTCCATCACGACATGGCCGCGATCGGCCATGGACTCACTGAACCCCAGCCATGACAGCCACCGCCTGACCACGCCATCGCCGATAAGCGGCGCGTCTCGCAGGACCGGAAACGCCTCGTTCAGGCGCGGCAAGAATTTCTTGGCCACCTTGGCCATCGTTACGGGCCGTGCGTCCGCCTCGGGGGTTCGCAGCAGCCAGGGGACGCCGACGCCATCCACCCCCTGGACAGCAACCGCACCAAAGAGAGCCGCAGGCCTCCCCCGGGAAAAAGCCGCAAACACCACAGGGGAGAGCTTCCACAACACCACCGCAGCTTGCATGGCATCCACGCCGATGCGTTCCCGGCAAAGCGCCTCATCCCCAGGCCGAAAAAGGCATTCAAAAGCCAACACATCGTCAGGGCCGGCCTCGCGGACTTCGACGTCATCAGCGATCATAAAGTTCGGCCTCCACAAAGATGGCCAACACCGTCATAGGGAGGGGCTGATCCTGGACCAGATAGATTCGATTCGTTCTGGCGCACGCCCCGTCCCACGACAGCGGAAAATCGCCGCTGAACAGGACCACAGCCTCGCCCATGGGCATCGATGAATCCCGAAGCGGGGTATTGCGCAGATTCTCCAGGTCAGGGCCTTGCTTGATCCCAAGCGTTTTATGCAGCCGTGCCACAACCCTGGAGATGCGGTGAATCCGGCCGTGACTGGTCCCGGTATTGGTCGGGATTTCCGGCTCGACCGGCGACAGAATGGACGTAAAGGGAAGGCCGACATGGGCCTGTGTGACCGACCGGGGCAGCGTGATAACGCCGCTCGCCACGGTTTGCGGCGGCAGGATGGCCCCCTCGGACAAGACCTGGACTTCCTTGCCCTCCAGATGGTCCAGGCCGGAGAGCGTGGATGTGGCCGTCCCCGAGTAGGACAGACCGGAGTCCACAAAAAACGCGTCTTCGGCTGTTTCAGCGGTGAACTGTGATTCAAAAAGCTCGATATAGCGAGCGTCCGCCCCGTCGATTTCCCGTTTGACCGCAACCCACACCTCGTCACGGTCCGCCCCGGAAATCACAGACACGGATTCAAATTCGCCATCCGTGATCAGCCTTGACCACCCCACGACTTCGTGCTCTTTGAGATACGCCAGGACCGCAATCTGGCCGTCCTCACGGACCACATAAAGATGCGGGTCTGGAAGCTTAGACAAGGCCATCTCGACGGCCGGATAACTCTTGAAAAGATGCTCGGCCATCACGGTCAGGTCGGGCGCGGAAAGGGCGTCAGATTCCCATTTGTAAAACAACTCTCGAACGCAGGTCCCCCCGGCCTGTACGAAAATGACCACATCGCCCAATTGCACGGGCTGGATGCTGGCCGAACCGTAACCGGTCGAACGCCGGCACAGAAAATCCGTGGGTGTAATCGCCCCGGTCCCCGTGGAAGAGGAGAGGATGTATTCCCCGGTGGTCGTGCCAATATAGAGATAGCGGTCAGCCATCAACCACTGAATGGCATTTACTTGGGAATCGTCGATTGTGAAAATGAGCCGGTCATCGTCTTTGAGCGGGATGCACTTCGAAAAATTGTAAAAATCCCCCGTCTTCGAGCCCCATACTGTTTGCGGCTTGGAGTCGGAGCGGCCAAAAAACAGCCGTTGCTCATGGAAAACGCATCTGGCCGGGTAGCCGGCATCGTCGAATGGATTCTGGACAAGGGGGGCGGAGCTAGCCGTGTCAGCCACAATCCCATTGTCTACGAACGATGGCGAAGCCGCGTCATAGGCCTGTCCCACGTAGTAGTAGACCCCGTTTAACGCTCGATACACGTTGTATCGTTCGGCCTCGGTGACCGGGTTCCATGTCAGAGTGATATAGTCGGAATTACTCAAAGCGGCCGCACCGGTGGCCGAGGCCGCTGCAGTGGGCGCGGACTCGACGCCGTTGATTTCGGCGGTCACGACGTATTTCCAGGTGCGGCCGGCCGGCGTTCCGGTGAACACCGCCGCAAGGCCCGTCGGTGTAGCAACGCTCGGCTTAAAAACCAGGGGCTGCAAGCTCCACGCGGAATGCCCATAACGAAGGAGCTTCCGGGGCGCATAGTCTTTGTGGGTCAGAAAAAGGATGTCCGCGCTTTGGGTGAAGGCGAGTTCGCGCAAATCCTCACAGGCATAGGGCGTTGGAATCTCCACGGCCTCATCATCGAGAAGCCGCACATTGTCGATTGTCGCGGCCCCGGACACCACGTTCTGGAATTCCAAATAAAACGTGGCATTACTGACGGGAGGCGTGAAGTCTCGCAAATGCCAGCCGACCTCAAAGGTTTCCGCTCCAAGGATTTCATCTCCGCCGGCCGTGGTCCCCACCCGCATGGACACTTCTCCGGCCGTAACCTCGAAAGCAAGCACATGCTGCACATCGTCCGAGGTATGCGCGATGGCTTGCCGGGCAACGGCCGCCGTGGTGCCGTTCGATGTCAGGTCCATCACCCCGGCGGCTCCCCAGGAGATGGACGAACCGGCTCCACTGGCGTCTGTCCATCCGGAAATGTCGGTGTCAAAAGACCCGTTACTGACAACGGCATCGGTGCCCGGGCACCAAACCTGCCCCTGATCCTTGAAAAACCGGAAATACTCGTCGCCAGCCTCAATCTGGTATGCTTGGACGGTCGAGAATTGGAATCGAAGAAGCCGACATGGCTTGTCCGCGTGCTTAGCCGCCGCAACGAACCGCGTCCCTGGCCGCCTTGTGACCCCACCATGCGGGAATATCAGAAAGTTTTCCAAAGTCTGGCATCCGTTGTAATACTTCTGGAGGTCCACCCGGCCTTTAAGGCGCGGGGAGAGTTCCCCGGCCGTGAAATTCGTTTGCTGAACGTGGGTGGCCACGGCTAGGCCCTCGCCTCGGTCCAAGGGTTGGCCTCAAGCGCCGCCGTCCGCGTCTTCCAGTCGGACTCGATGGCCCCGATCCGGCGGGCCTCGGTTACCGCCAATTCGAACAGGGCGTAGAGATTCTTGACCAAGTCTTTGTTCGGAGCCAGGGAATAGGCGATGTTTGTGGCGATTCGCATGGCCAGGGCGCGGATGAACAGCGCGTCAAACTGGTTGGGGTCGGAGATGTCGGCGGTGTAAATGATTTGCAGGGAATCTCCGGTTGAAAGGATTTTTCGGCCCTCCACCGCCCATTCGGGGTCATCCACCACGCGCAGGACGCGCAGGCAGTTGGATGGAAGCTGAAACTCCACAGCAAACCCGAATGCCGGCGTCGAGGAGAGTGGGGCCAATTCGGCCCGTGACCGAGCGAAACCCCAGTCATGGGCCCGCAGAAGCGCCCGCCGGTCATGGTCATAGACGGCGGCGCACCGCTTCGCTTCCTTGGATGTTTCGGTCAGGGACTCAATAAAGACGTCACCGATCTGGCTCAGGGCCAGGTTGCAAATCTCGACGACACTGGCCATCTCAGTCCTCCATCCATGACTCGTCGGGGAGTCCAAAGACGTCGGCGGTCCATCCGCCCATTGACCGAATCCGTTCTTTGGATGGAATCGCCTCGAAGATCGGGCGCATCGGCACATAATCGGTTGAGGTCAACTCCACGCCGACAAGCAAAATTTTGGGGAATCCCATCTGCATCCCCATCTGTAAAGCCAGCCCGCCGGACCCGCCGGCGCTCGAGGCGTTGATGACGCGGTTGCCGACGTCTGGATTACATTTGTCGGAGACGAATTCCGCGCCCGGAGCGGTCAGGTCAAAGAAGAAATTGACGTGCAGGCTGACCACGAAACGGACCGGTCCAGGCCACCGCACAACGCCACGGTTGACCGCTGCGACGGTGTAGGGCCTCGCCCGGGAGAACTTCGCGATATGTTGGGCGACGTGCGGCGAGTCGCCAACGATCACTAGAAAGTCCGTTTCACGATCGGGCGCCCCGACCGGGCAGTGCAGCTCCAACCCGTCGGATCGAAAATGACGTGGCGGCACATCCTCGCCGGGCGACCAGGGGACAACCTCGCCCTTGCGCCAGATGCGGCCCTGCCACTGACAGTCCCGCACGCAGGTGAACACAACCATAAATCCTCGAAAGGGGCCGAGTCTCCCCGGCCCCTCGTTGTTTGTTACAGGCCCAAATCGCCAAGGCTCACCGGGTCAGCCTTCGCATTGGGAGGCGCGTAGTCGGCCAAGGATACCTTGGCCTTGCGCCTGCCGCCACGGCGCGGAGCTGACACCGGCTCATTGATGGCCACCGGTCCTTCGGCGGCCAACTCCGGGCGCACCGTCTCGCCGCCCACGGCCTCGAAGTGCCGGGGCGCGGTGTCGGCATCCAGGATCATGTTCGGCTCCCACATCTGATTTAGGTGGAAGCATCGTCTCACGCATCGAAACTGCATGGCGGCCTCCGTTTAGAACCCGGCCTGCCGGTCGTAGACCATGGTCGCGAAAACCTTGCCCGTGCTCGGGGAGGACCCGGCGACCGTGTAGTACAAGCGAACGTACCGCAGGCAGCCGTGAGGAATCTTGCCCCGCAGGATTTCCTTGTTGATGGCCAGATTGCCGCTGGCTAGGGTGACGGTCTCCTGAAGCGGCAGGTCATAGACCGTGGTGGAACTGAAATCCTCGGAGGCACAAGTCTGGAGTTTGATCCCAAGGCTAGTCAGGTTGTTGAAGGCCTGGGTGGTCTGCACCAGGATTTCCAGCGACCTGGAATTCCCGAGATCGCCCTGCCCCATAGCCCCCAGATCGATGATGTTGGTGCTCGCGGCGCTGGCCGTGATGGCCTGGCTGTCAGAAAAAACGAGTTCATTGTCGATGATCATGGTTTCCTCCTTAGGAGACCAGGGATTCGGTCAGAAGCAGCTGGTCGCACCGCTTGATGGGGATGCCGCGAAAACGGGTTACGGGCATACCGTTGGGCAGCTCGGACGAGGACAGCCAGACGTTGCTCTTGTTCTGGAGCTTGATCTCCAGGGCGGTGATGACGTCCTGGTGCGCGTACCAGACGGGACGGCCCATCCCCAGATTCGGGATGCGGTTGGCGGCCACGGTCATGAGCTTGAGCAGGTTGGCGGAAGTGTCCGAAGTATCCCCGGCGGTGGCCAAGGCCGAAACGTCCAGGTTGCAGACGCGCGCGACATAGCGCCAGTCACGAACGGTCAGGCCCAGGTCCCACTTGTAATGGGTCCGATAGCCCTGGTACTGACCACCCGCGCCGTCGGACAGGGTCTGCTCTCCCAGGTCGGTGTGCTTGAACCCGGCCATGGAACCCTTGGGGTAGATGCCGTGGATGGTGTTCGGCCCCCAGACCACGAGCCAGACGCTGGTGTTGTCGTCGCCGGAGCCGCCACCCTTGATCACGTTGTAGCCGATTTCGGTGGGCGTGGCGCTGGATGCGGCGTAGCGCGGGGCCAGCCCCATGAACCGCTCGGGATACATATCGGTATTGCCGTAGAACAGGGTTTCGGCCATTTCCTGGTTCATGGACTCCAGGAACGCGCGGTCCTCGGACAGCCGGAATGCCGCGCTGTTGCCGTTCAGGTCGGCCAGGGCCTTGTCGATTTCGGCGTAGGCTTCCAGCATGCCGCAGGAATCGGTGACCTGCGCGGTGCGGGACTTCGAGCTTGCCACGCCGTAATTCAATTTGCGCCACGTGGCCGAGGGCAGGCCGGTGCGGATCGTGGTCCGGTGGCCGGTCGGCAGGTTGCCTTCGACGACGGTCATGTCTTCCAGGATCGGGTTCGTCTGCTTCAAGAGCTCGACGATGGTTTCGACTTTGCCGTTCGGATCGACGCGGCTGGCCACATCGGCCAGGGTCGGATTCAGGTCGCCCACAGTGGACATAGCGTCCTCCTTGCGGACCTGCGAAAATCCTTGACTGGTGACTCCCGGCGCGGAATAAGCTTTGGTTGCGAGGCCGTGGGCTTATGCCTGCGTCTGGGGGTCGCGGAGTCTTCGGGCTTCGCGGCCCTTTTTTCGGTTATTTCATGCCGGGATAGAGCTTTTCAGCCGCGCTTTTTCCCTGGCCCTGCCCCTTGTCTTCGGTGACGATCTTGTCTTCCTGCATGGCCTGGCCGATCTTGGCGAACATCTTGACCACCTGGGGGTTGTTTGCCAGTCCCGTCTTGGCCAAAAACGACCTCATATCGTCATCCAGGAAACGCCTGACGGCTCGGTTGGCGATGTCCACGGTTTCCGCAAACTTCTCCCCGAGCTCCGTCTTCAGCGTCGCCTCGCCCTCGACCATGGCCTTTTCGATGGCCGTCTTGGTGATCTGTCCATGCAGGTCCAACACGCCGTTGACTTGCTCGTTCGTCAGTCCGGACTTGTGCGCGAAATCGCGCAACGCCTTGATGCCGTCGTCCTCGACGACCCCGTCAGGCAGCTTGATCTCGTACTTGTCAGGGCCCTCGGGCACCTTTGGTAGCTTGCCCTGCGTTTCCAGGAAGGCCTTCGCCAGCCCGGCCACGTCCGGAATGCTCTGAAGCGCTTCCAGGCCCTTCAAATCATCCGGGAGCCCGTCAAGCCACGACGCTGCGGACTGGGCGTCCGGCTGTTTCTCGCCACCCGGCGGCGTTTGCTGCTCGCCACCAAGGATGGACTGCCCCTGCTGGTCCGGTGCGGTGTTACCCTGTCCCGGGGCGGAGGTTGTCTCATCAATCATCGTCATGCTCCATGGTTGAGTGTTTTGAGAAATGTCACCGTCCGTTGCCCCAGGTCGGCCTCGCCACCTACGCGCCGCACAATGTGTTGCGCCACGGAAAGGCGGCCCAGGTTGTGGTAGGTCCTAGAGTCCCTGGTGAATGGGTCCGCGAACAAACCACAAAATTTCAGGAGGTCCGACAACACGCGTTCACCGTCAGCCGTCGCCGCAAAGCGCCGGTAGGCAGCCTCAAGTTCCCGCTCCTTGTCGGATTTGGGCCTTGGTTTTTCGTGGTCCCAGGGCTCAATCATGCCGCCTTCTCAATTTTTTCGGGCGTTTTCTCGCCAAGCATCCGTTTGAGGACGTTATCCTTCTCCATGTCGATCCCCCCGAGTTTGGCCGCAATCTCCGCGCCAGCCCCCATTTCCTGCATCTGCATCGCGGCCTTGGCCTGCTGCACCTGGGCCTGGGCCTTGGCCTCCCTGATTTGCGCAACCTCTTGGTCACTCCGGATGACCTTCGCCGGCACGCCGTAAAGTTCGGCGTATTTTTGTACGGCCTCGGACAGGTCGAATCGGTCCAGCACGCCCGGATCAAGTTGCGCCAGATTTCCGGCAAATGTGGTGGCCGCCACCAGGGCGTCCGTTCCGGAACGCTTTTGTGCCTGTGCCAGTGGGGAGATGTATTCAATGCGGGTGTCGGCCCCTTGGGCCACAGGCGGCGCGGGAGGGACCAGCCCAGCCCGATAGAGCAGACCGAAAATTCGATCGAGCACGGGCCCCAGGAGCTCCGATTGCAATCGCTCCACAATCGGCCCCAGCATGAGCATCTTTTCCTGCCGCCGCTCCATGACCTCTGTCGCGGTCATGTTGGGATGATCCTCCATCATGAGGATCAAGTCATTGTGCAACCCGTCGATGATGGATTGCCGGACATCCTGAATCTCGTTCATCGCAGCCAGAAGATTCGGCTGCACCTCGATCAGCGGTTTGATCGACTCCCCGCCGGAGCCCGGGACCGAATTGAGCGCGCCCGGCGTCATGTCCACCTCAGGCAGCCCCTCGGGAACCGCCATCGGGGGACGCAGGGCCAGCGCGGCGGCCAACATCTTGTCGTGGCGGATGCGCTGCAGAGATTTGACATCGGCCAGCACGTCCAGGCAGGGGCTACGCCCATAGGTGTCTTCGCCTGTCACGAACCAACGGGGACACAAATATGGCATCTCCTCGTAGCCGGACTCATGGAGCAATTCTTGACTGCCCTTGAGCCAGTACGAGCTTGAGAACGCCATCGACTGCGCACCAACCACCGCCGGCTGCAAATCGTCGTTGGGCATCACGAAGTGGAGAACATCGAACCTCTGATACGGATTGCTTTCGACCACCCCCTTGAGCGTATCGGGCAGTACCTTTTCGCCCCAGGTTTGCGCGATCTGGCGCACGCTCATTTGCATCTGCCGGCCAACGGTATCCACGCGGCCGGAGCCGTCCAAGGCCAGGGCGTACCGGCCCGTGGGGAACAGGTGGCATCGAATGTGACTTTCGAAATCCTCCTCTATGTACATGCAGGCCGTTCCGAACAGGGGGAGTTCAAGGAAAAGCTGGTGCATGACCAAATAAAAATTCGATCGGGCCATGGCGTCGTAAATGCGCTCCTCGGTGAATTCGAGCCACGCCTTAACATCGGGGTCTTCGGCTAGTTCCGGGTTGACCGTGGTCATTTTGAACCAGGGCCGCGAGGGGGGGGTCATGCCGGTAAACATCAACGCGGCCAGCCGTCCGAGCGCCTGCGTACCCTTGCTGTCATAGATGACGCCCGAGGACTTTTTCTTGCCGTCGTTGATATCGGTATCGTTGAACCGGCCAGCGTAGGGCAGGATGAATTCCGCAAGCTCCATCCAGACCGTGCGCCAGGACTCGCGTTCCTGTTCCAATATCTTCCAGCGCCGGAAAATTTCCTCGCCCCGGGCCTGCCCCTTAATCTTTTCCGCCATGGCGCGCCTACTGGCCCAACAGGGCCTTTTTCTTCGTGTTCGCAGCCGATTCGTCGCCTTCGCCACCGGTCAGTATCGTGGACGAACGGCCCAGGATGCGGGATGCGGCCAACTTGCGCGCGGTATCGTCCGAGGCCTGCGCGCCAGTGTCGGCGGATGCTCCTTCCGGCGTCGGGGCCTTGGTCGCCGTTGGCGTCTTGGGGACAGAGCTCGCCACTTGCTCGTTGAGAGCCCGCAACATCTCCGTGGTTTGCGCGGCCTGTTTTTGCGCCGTTTGCAGGTTTTGCATGTCCATCATGGTTTTCATCATCAGATACTGGCTCATCCCCGAATCACCGCCACCGCCGCCACTTTTGCCGCCGCCGCCCATGCCTCAATCCTCCAGGGTTTTGCAGGTGATGACCCTGCCGCAAAAATCACCCGACTCCGCCATCCAGCAGCCACCAGGGATGACGCCCACAAGCCGCATCCCGCTTGCCTTGGCATATTTGACCGCCGGGGCATTGGCCGCCGGCGTCTCGCCCATGAGCGCCCGCAGCCCCGCCCCGTAACCGTACTCCAAAATCAGGTCCGTGACCTCGCGCCCGACGCGCAGCGCCCGCCGGCCCGTGCAATCGGGCATCAGGGCAAAATTGATCCGGGCCATCGCGCCGCAGGGATCAAGCCAAAAAAACGCCATGGGGGCGCGTGAAATTTCGTCGAACCCGAACCAGGTCAACGCGCCGGCGCGGGTCAGTACATCCCGGAACTGGTCGGCGGTCGGAGGAGCCTGCCAGTCGTAGAAAGTCCGCCACAGCCGGCCCGAATCGGCTAATCCCTGCCGAAACAGGTCCACCACGCGAGGGGCGAGGGCGGCAGGCTGAAACCACGCACAGTCGGCAGCGTGAAACGCTACGGTCCCGTCAACGGCGATCAACATTGGCGCGGAACCTCCAGGGGGTTGAACGCCTGCCGCGCCATAAACCGGCCACCAAGGCGCGCATCACGCATGCGACTCGGCAGGACATTCTCCGCGAACGTCAGGGCCAGGGCGTCGGCATCGTCGGGCGAGGCCAGCCCACGCTTCTTCATGTCTTCCTTGCGCTCCAGGATGATCCGGTCTTTGGCATCAAAGCTATATTCAGGTCCGACCAGGTCCGACTTGAGGTCGGAGTCGTCCGGGATGGCGACATTGCCGGTGCGGAACCAGTCCCGCATGTTGCCCCACATCTCGGCCCGCTTGTTGGCGTAAATCTTGTCCTTGGTTGCCGTGGACCCAAACGGGATTTCGATGGGCCGCAGGCCAATCTGCCGAAGCCGGTCAATGACGCCCGAGCCGCCGCCGTGGTCAATGAAACAGGCGTCGGCGCGCTGCTCACGCCACGTCTGCGCCACCAGCCCGGCAAGCCTCATGTTGTCGATTCCGCGCCCCTTCCAAAGCCGCCACGCGGCCGAACCCTGCCGCTTATAAATCACGCTGGCATCGTCGCCGTAGCGGGCAACGTCCACGCCCAGGATGATCGGCATGTGGCTGTATTGGTCCTCACGCAAATGCTTCCCGGCTGCGGCGGCAACGATATCGCTGGGGATGAACTGCATGGCGCTGGCCCGGGGAAACTCACCCTTGACGCGCACGCGCACGAAATCGCTGTCCTCGCCGTAGTCGTCCACCCATTGCTGAATCTGCGCCTTGTCGGTCATCTTCGCGGTACGCGAATCAACCTGCATCGTGATCCAGCGATGCCGGAAGCGGCCGAAGCACTCACGGAACCGACCCGTATTCTGCGTCGGGTTGCCGAACGCGATGAAACCGGCCCCGGGCGTGGTCATCGCGCCCTCGGCGACCTCCCAAATGATGTCCGCGATCTTGGATGCCTCGTCGAAAATGATGAGCACGTGCTTTTCATGTGTGCCCGCGAATGCCTCGCTGTTCGTCTCGCTCCAGGGAACAGCCGATGCGAACCACATCCCGCGTGACTCCTTGAGCCGAAACGTGGTGGCCGACCACTCGAAAAGCCCCCCGAATTCGAACCGGCCTTGCCACTTCGCCAACTCACGCCAGGTTTTCTTCTCAAGCTGCTCTTTCGTGTTCGCAGTGACGACGATTTGCGGGTTCTCGCGCGTCGAGATGAACCACAGGATGATCCAGGCGATAAGCGCCGTTTTGCCGATGCCATGGCCGGAGGCGACCGCGATGCGCAGGGCCTTGGCCAGGCTGTATTCATCTCGGATCGTCGAAAGGACTTTCGTCTGCCATTCGTCCGGACCCTCGTCCGGCCCCCACATAAAACAGTCCAGGACGAACCCGAGAGGGTCCCAAAAATAGTGCTCGCGAACATACTCGAGCGGGTGAAGTTTAGTCGCGGTTTGCACGACGGCCCTCGATGCGTGACATGCGTATGGCCAGATCGCCGTCCATGGTGACCTTCAGCCGGTCGTCAAACATCCCCATGTGCCGGCCAAGCAGCTCCAGCGCTTTGACCTTGTCGGCCAGATGGATTTTGCGCACACGCTCGCCCCCAGACTCTATGACGACGTCCATGCCGCGCAGGGCGGCAGCGGTTTGCTCGGGCAGTTCGTGGATGTCGCGCAGATTCCCGGCCTCGTCGTAAAATTGACGAACATCCAGGAGCGCGATCCTCGCCAGCTCCTCGACAACTCGATCCTGTGTGACCTCGGTTCGCCTCTGCCGCCGGTCCATCTGAGCCGCGATTGCAGCCGAGACATCTGGGCGTTTGAGAGTCCTGTGCCCCCACAAGGCAGCGGCCTTTCCATTGTATCCAGCCCGAATAGCGGCCTGCGCGGCGTTGAGGTCCACGAGAAACTCGCGGACAAACGCCTTTTGCAGTTCGGTCATCCTCGGACCTTTAGGACCGCGCTTCGCCATGGCTCTTTTGGTGCTCCCGCTCGCAAATCGTTTCGAGTTTCGTCAGCCGCCGGTCGTGGTCGTTGATTTTGCTCCACTGGTCGTCCCATTCAGCGCGAGCCTGCATCCACGCTTTTTCCGCGTCCGCTTTTGTTCGGAAAATCTGGTGAAACAAAATCGAGCATTCTTTCCCCTCGATCTGCGCGGCGGCGATTTGATCAGAAAGCTTGTCAATTTTCGTGGACAACTTTTTTTCGGTTTGCTCCCGGTCGCCCATCCACTTTTTGAAAAGCCAGCCAGCCGCCCCGGCGACAGATGCACCGGAAACCAGCCCGGAACCAACGACTGCAGTGAGTTCACCAAAAAATTCCACCGTGCGCCCCTAAATCAACGCGCCAATCAGGTACGGCATAGCCGCGCTCATGAGCGACGTGACAAGTGCCCTGGCCGTGGTCCATGTCGTCGCGCCCGTCTCCACGTCCTGTGCGGCCAACGCGGCCTTGAACGCGGCGGTCGCGGCACGCAGTTCTGTCAGGACGGGCTCGATGTCTTGCTCAATGCGCCCGATCTTCTCGGGGTAGCGGATTTTCGCCCCGGCGACGGCGCCAGCAACGGTCTCCAGCGTGGAATCCAGGTACTCGGCTCCGGCCTGCATTTGCGCGAGTGTGGTCGGCGTGGTCCCGGTGACGCCCATGGTCATGCAGCCGGACGAGCAGAGGACGACAAGCACGACAAGGCAGGCGGCGGCGAAGCCGGACAGGAGCCAGGAAATGGTGGGACGGGTCATGTGCATCACTCCTTGAAAATTACATGGTCGGCACCACACAGTACGGTGCAAGCACGTGCTCATATCCGACCGTCACCCGGAGTTCCCCGGGCGTCTGGGCCACCTTGGACGGCTCGATAACGCCGGTGGCCATCAAGATGTATTGCGCGAGTTCCGAACAAAAACCACGGTCCATGTTGACCTGGACACGCCGCCAAATATTGCGAAACAGGGAAGGGTAGTCGTACCCGATGCGCTTTGCCTTGAGACGCAACGCAAGTTCCGTGATTTGCCGTTGCTGTTCGATCGTGATCGGCGGCATCCCAAGGATGACGCGCCCGTCATAATTACTGATCCTCGTGGACATGGCAGTGATGTCCGGGCCGTGCTCCAAGGACTCGAAAAGAAAAACCGTGTCCGGGCAGTCCGACAGCCTGAGCACCAGCGCGGTATGCGATCCGCCGGGCGCGAAGAGCTTGATCGCCCTGGACAGAAGGGAGCCGCCGTCAAAGGTGACAAGGTGGCCGGAGACGAGCTTGGGCCTGATCTCGTCGTAACGGACCATGGCATTAACGACCTTAGCCGGCATTTTCGTTCCCCTTGCTCACAAGCGGCCCCTTGGCGGTCGCACGGCCCAGGAGAATGCCGACGAAGGCCAAGGCTTGGGGCAGCCGGTCCACGGAGAACACCTCGCCGTTGATGACGACGGAGATTTCCAGCTCCGTAAGGGCGAAGATGAACATGGCCAGGGCGGACCAAACCGTTGTGGACTTGACGGTTTTCAGGAAGTCGATGGTCACTTCTTCCTCCGGTAGATCAAGGGGCGCACCAGCCCGCCGATGAAGCCGCCCACCCGCCACGCCAGTGACCAGGAGAATCCCCAGGACGCGAACCGGCACGCCAGGTGTTGGCCGTTCAGGTGGTGTTGAAGGCTGTCGCGAAGGCCCATCACCGCACCTCGTAGAACAGGTGTTTCCCGATCTTCGCCAGGGGCTTGCGGTCGATGGCCCATTTCGGGAAGGTCTTCATGCTGGTGGCGTGGTAGCCCGTGGCTCCGCCGGTCGGATCAAGAGTCGTCCCCTCGATGGCACCGGCCGCCTCCTCCAGGCAGGTGGGCCAGGAGCCGTCCGAGAAGTCGCCGGCAAGGATCTTGGGAAGGTTCGGGTCGCCCTCGTTCAGGCAGGAGAACTGCTTGGCCTTGAGGCACACGTCCTTGATGTCGCTGCCCCACCAGCCCGGCCGGGCGGCGCGGTTGCAGATTACATGCGCGATGGCCCTGGCCTCCACGCGGTCAACGCCTCGGCACTCCCCCCAAATGACGCGGGCCATAAGATCCTTTTCCGAGAGTTTGGCGAGGTCATCGCGGGTCATGTTCCCCCACCTCCTGAGCCAATTCCGCAGGCGTCATGTAACGGTAGACGCCCTTGGCCCTGACCCACCGGGCCTGTCGGCCCTGACGGATGTCGGCGTGCCAGCCAGGGCGT